CGTACTAGAAGTTAATTCTGTTTCGTTTAGCTCTCTAAGTACGTTATTTGTTAGTGTCAGGTAAGTTGTTGCCATTTTGTAATTATTTTAAAAGTTTATTAAGGGGGATAAAAATACCCCCCTTAAATTATTTATTTATTAGTTGTGATCTGTTTCATCAATACCTGATATATCGCATACAACAGCCCAAACTCTCACCTTTCCAGATGTATCTTGTGCTCCTAGTACTTTAATATCAATTGTATCAGCTGAACCATAAACGTGACCTACGTTTGATGCATTAACAACATTAGCAGCATAACCTGTGCTTGTTGAATCATGCCCATCAACGTATTTATCAACATCACCAGCATCTCCTAGATCGAGTGTAACGCCACTTGGACTTGCTGTTAATACTTCAAGTCCAGCGTTTAGTACGATACTTTCAGCAGGGATGTCAAGTGCTTGTACGATGTCATCAGCTGCAGGTTGGAAACCTGATGTTGACATGTCGATTGTGTTTTCAACTAAATAAGGTGTTCTACCATTAGCAGGATGCCCAGTAGTACCACCTTGTCCTGTTTTGTCAAAAGTAGCCATATTGTTCTATTATCCTCCTATGGATTAACCTATTGTTATAACGCCTCTTTGAACTGCATCGCTTCTTAGAATTTTTCTTCCAAAAACGTGTAGTCCTCTGACAACGTCTGCGAATGAATCAGGGTCTCTGATTAATTCTGTTTTTGCTATATGATTTACAGTTGCAACTGCTGACATATGTCCGTATAAGAACACATGCTCATTTGCTCCTGAAGAGCCAAATGTGTGAGCTGCAGTTGAACCACCAGATACAGCGATAGCATTTGATTGGTACATGTTAAAACCAAATAATGGTCTGTCGTGAACTTTACCATTTCTGATTTGTGATGAACCACCATCAGCCATTACTGATTGGTCAGAAAGTTTAGCACCTGCTTTTCTTAGTTGTTCAAAGAATTCAGGTGATGAAACTAACCATCTATTTTCTTCTGGTACACTATTTCTGTCCAAGTTCTTTTTAGCAGTTGATACTAAGTTAGCCAAAGTATCTACAGCTGCGTCACCATCAATAGGTGAACCATCAGTTCCTGTTCCAGTACCATCACTTGCATTGTCATAAATAAATTTTAAGACATTGAAGTCATAGTTTTTCTTTAGTGAATATGCACCTGAAGAGGTTGCAAGAGCTTCAAAGTTTACATGAGATTGTCTTTCTTCAATATCATCTACTTTAAAAGCAAAATATGAACCTTGGTCAACAGTCATAGTTATTTGGTCATCTGCTAATACTTGTGTATCAACTGTTTGACCTCTAGCATAATCTCTGACTGTGATTGTAGGCTCTTTAATGATCTTTACTGTGTCACCAAAGTTTTCGATTTCTCCAGCGTAGTCAGTGTTAGTAATATCTTCTACCACTGATGCTCTTCTGAAGAACTTCTGAACTTTCTGACTAAAGATTTGTGGAGTAAAATTACCTTGTGCAAGGTTTTGATATCCACTAGCGTTTGTAAAAGCCATAATGCTTCTCCTTGTTTATTTAGTTAGATTGTTATCTTTGTTCAATCCTACCTTCTAAACGAGCAAGGTCAATATCTTTTTCAAATTTTTCAAACTGATGAGGTTTTAAATTTCCAATCTCAGTAGTTGTCCAAATTTTTTTCTTTGGTATATCAGTATCAGTACTTTTCTTAGTTTTTGAAACAGCTTTAGCAGCTTCTTTTTTAAGATCTTTCTCTTCTTTCTTAGCTTTAGAAATACCACGATCTGCTTTATACAGATCAATAGCTCTTGCAGCTAATTTAGAGTTAGATGTATTATCATACAACCAACCTTGAATAGTAGGATCTTGTTGTTCAGCCCATGCATGAAAATCATCATTTGAACGAAGTTCATTAAAATCTGGGTGAACTTTTAAAAGTTCTACTTCAGCTTTTTCTTTTGCAATCTGCTCTTGTTGGAGTTTTAAATTTTTATATTTATTTTCAAGATCTGCAGTTTGAGTAGTTGCTTTGTTTATTGCGATGGTTTCAACCATGTCATAAACATCAGGGTACTCTTTTCTCCATGCCTCTAATTCTTCTTTAGATTTAGGTGGCACAAATTGTTTAGTACT